GGAGGCGTGTCCTGAATAAAAGTACTATTCAGCGTCGGAGCGCTAGTAAACCGCTGCGACAAATGCCAAGCATCCAACGTACCAGACGCGGTACTTCTAAAATAACCAGTGATCTGACTTGGCTTATAACGATATTCCGCCCAACGCTCTTGATAACCAAACACCGTGTTATCTGAAGCGGTAGTACCCGTTACATAAATCTCTTTCTGCAACACTGCTTGCTCGCCAAGTGTCGCAAAAGCAGGAAAATAAAAATCGTATCGCGTTGACCGCGACCACATCCGATCGAGTCCCTGCTGATACGTCAAATCAGCACGAACAGAAATAAGACCTAAAAGTACCCCGTGTTCCGTAAACGACTGAGTGAACCCATGGCCTTGGGCCAAGCCTGTTCCCATTGCGGCGAGATTACCCAACGGTGTAGTAGTTCCACTAGCAGAAGTGCCGGACGTCTGAGCGATGGGATTAATGATAATAGGAGTAGAACCGCCGCCAAGATACTCAGGACGCTGTAAACGGGCATCAGGACTAACCACACCAAAATGAGCCCTAATGATCTCAGTATAACGAGTGCCTCCACGTGCATCCCTTTCTAAAAGTTTCTGAATCTGGAACGACTGACGCAACTGATTAATAGTGGCAGCCGTAGCAGTACTTAAATCAGCCTCTAAACCAGTAGTGGTACCAAACTTTTGAGCTCGTTGAGTAGCTCCAACGCCGGCACCAGCAAACGACATCAAATTACCACCAGACTGATAACCTTCTAACCCACGATTAGTCCAAGTACCATCTATCGCACTAAACGTAGGCTGAACACCCGTCGACTGAACAGTAGCAGTACCGCCCAAAGGCAACGTTACTGCTGAACCCTTCTGCGGCCAAGGTAATGAACTTGTAAAGTAATCATGTCGCTTACCACGACGACGCAAAACATAGTTAGCAACTGTGTCTGGGCCATCACCTGTATCAACAACAACAGAATTCTGCAAATTCTCGTCTCTAAACCATTCGTTATAAATCAAGTTATAAGCTCGAGGCCAAAACGCACAGTGACTAACTGTCTGGCCGGCACTAACCTGACCAACAGTCGGCAATCCCATGTAATCCTGTAACGAATTGACCGCATAACCGCCAGCAGGACTAACCTGCTGCGGAACAAGATAAGAAATCGAATCTCCGGGATTTGTCTGCTGGCCCATAAACTTTTGCCAGTTCGACCAAATCAACCGATTAGGTACAAAGAAAAAAAACGAATCTATATACATGTTGTCCATCACCGGATAAATCGGCGTAGCCAACCGCGCAAACGCAGTCATCTTCAAATTGAACGTGTCACCTGGAAGGACTTCGTCACAATAAATAGGGACTAAATATCCAGCGTCAAAAGTAGTCTTGTAAGTCTTTTGAGCTTTAAACTTACTTCGAGGAATATCAGCTCGCGGCACCATTGCGAACTGATGTGAATCTACTGACTTGTTGCGATGCATCATCATTTATACACCTCACTTGTACCTTACAAAACTGTTACAATGTCGCACAATGTGTATTATGCGCTGAACTCCTCCCCTAAAAAATACTCTTTTTAGGGGAGGCTGTAAACTACTCTCTAATCTTCACCTGCTTACCTATCGCAATGACTTTAGGGTCGTCGTATAAATCAAAACGACCAGTAGCGTCATCAAAACGACCCAGCTCGTACAAATCAAAATCGTCTGGATGACTGAACATCTGATTATCCCCATCCTTCCGATTAACTTCATCAGTAAAACTACGTATACCAACACCCACAGCAGGTACAAACAAAGGACGGCCAAAAGCATCGGCCATCCTATCCTTCACAGCCATCACTACCTGAATCATACCTTCTCCTAATCAATGGTTCGCTTCAACTGAGAAATCCGTGCGAGCTGCACAGCTTCTCTAACCTTCAGTCGATCATCAAAATTCTCTTCTGGATTCTCTCGAGCTCTTGACTCTCGCTGAAACTGCAACGTATCGAAATCAAAAGGATTCTCCTTCTGAAACTTCCGATCGTAAAACTTAGGTGGTTTAGTCTTTTTACCATTAACCACCACATAATCATTCGGATATACATCCGTTTTGAACTTGTCGTACCAACCAGACCCAATGCCTGGCTTTAACGACATTTTGTTATATTCGGGCTTTCGGCCCTTGTAATGTTCTTCAGCCATATCGCCTGTAACTTTCTTCATTACATACCTCGCCACATACGCAGCTGATTCAAACGTAACTTCCCCGATGAGGGAATTACCAAGCTGCCAAGTAGCTTCAAGTTCTTTGGATCTATAAAGTCGATTACCTGTAGGCGACCTGCACCAATAGGTTTTATCCGGAAAACCATAGCCGAAGATACAGGCGTGATAATGTGGTCGACCTTTTGTCTCGCCATATTCCCCAGCCATGTAGAACCTAACCTTAATTCCTTTTCCACGCAACCTCTCTCTTAATCGCTTCATAAAATCCTGCCAGGTCTGATGGTTCAAGCTCCCATCAGCCGGCAAATGCTCGTCGTCATACGTAAGCGTGATGAAACTATTTTCCTTATACAAACTGGCTTCATGCATACAACGCATAGCCCACTGACGACTTCTCTCAAGACGGCAGCCCCAACACTGTCCGCACGGAAGTGTGATGTTTCTGACAATGTCATGCCGTCTAGACTCATAAAACACCACCTCTCCCGATGCCGTATAAAACGCATCGATAGGGTGATAACAAGGCATTAAAGACGCCAGCCACCACGCATGGGGTTAATGCTCAAATTGGCCGCTTTAGTCGTCTTAGCAATGTTTCTAAAAGCCTTAGCAGACTGATACTTCGAAACGCCTTTTCGTTTTAATGGTCTCATTTAAAAATCTCCTATTTTTAAAACCTGTCACCTAGCACAGTTACATCAAGTAATGAACTGTGCACGGCGCCTACTCCGGCGCCTTAGGTGACTCTTGGACGGCCTCTACGGCCTGCTCAGAGGCTGCAACCAAACCTAGGCTAACCGCCTCCTCTCGATTGCTCTCATCCTCTACAAACGCAATAAATTGCTCTGCGCTGTTGTCGAACCTTGCTCGAACTTTAGCGGGCAACTCCATGAACGCCGCCTGAGCTGCTATTACCTGATTCATCGCAGTGTGATAATCCGTAATCTGCGTAGCGTCAAAATACTGGGGAACCGCCCTGGCTGAAGGCAGCTCCCCAGTCACACCAAAACGCTCAAGGATATTGTTGATATCGCACTCATCCTTGAACTGCTGTTGCGCGAGGGAAGCGTCCTCGCACTTCAGTCCACTATCTAATGACGCCTGGTCTGCGTCATATTGACCAAAAGCCCTTAATTTAATTTTCTCACTCATCGCATTGTCCTTATCGCACCTAACAACGTCCTAATGGCCTGTCCAAACTGACCATACTCTCTACCAAAATTATCCGTAAGCGCTTCCGCTGCTATTTGGTTCTCATTCAACTTCGTCTCACTCTTAATTTTAGAAACCATAGCCTGCAAATGCGACCTAATCCACTCCTGAGTTCTACCTTGTTGCCTGTATAACTCAGTCTGCTCAACTAAAGATGCAGTAGTCGCTTTAATACGTTCGCCTTCATCCTTTAAATTCTGCGTTAATTCAAGTATCCGCCGAACATCAGCGCGCACCTGAGCTGCGCGCTCGGCCTCGGTCTCAGCCTGTATAGTCTGCAACGCACTGCTAGCACCAGACATCTGCTGTTGAGCAAAAGCCCCAACAGCTGGTGTAATAACATCGCTGATCTGCGGTATCTGAGCCTGATACATAGCACCAGTCGGCGTACTAGCTCCGCCTCGCACAGCTGCCAAAATCGGATTGATACCGGCAGCCTTCATATCGGCCACAGCTCGCTGATAAGCGGTGTTTGACATTTCCTCTTGAAATGCCATCTGATTAGCCGCAGATTCAGCAGTTGCAGCGTTAGCTGCCTGTACAGCAGACACGCGCTGCTGATTGCCCAAAAGCCCACCAAGCAAAGAACTAGCAGCACTAAAAAAAGGGGCAATAGGCGCAGCCGCCTTAAACGGCTCCGCAATAACCTTAACAGTGTCTAAAAAACCCATCAGAAATGATCAATCAAACCAGGCACGCTATACAACGGCATCGGCCGTGCCATAGTTACGTCAAAAAATGCATCGAGCAGTAACTGCTTACCATTCGCACTCGCACCAATAGCAACAACCCGATCAACGGGAGGCGTGTCCTGAATAAAAGTACTATTCAGCGTCGGAGCGCTAGTAAACCGCTGCGACAAATGCCAAGCATCCAACGTACCAGACGCGGTACTTCTAAAATAACCAGTGATCTGACTTGGCTTAT